TCCTTCGTAGTTCCATTCCATTGGGATAAACAAAGAATATAAACCAGATTTTGTCTGGCCATTTCTATTTCTTTTAGTGACATCTGATGCATAATATAATTTTTTAAAATTGTCTCCACCTTTGTCTAAAGCATTTGATGTTGAACCCATCATGCACTTACCAACTATTCTACTACCTAATCGTAAACATGTTTTTGTAACACGCCAGTTGTTTAATATATTGTCTGGCCTTTCCCATTTACCACTTTCGTCGTGTACTAATAAGTTTAACTTTTCACCGTCATAACTATTGTCACCTGTATTTTTCCAGTCTATAGTAGTGTCTAAACCTTGTATGTCTTCTAGCTGTTCATTAGCTGTTATTTTTTTTCTTGTAAACTTACTTGCGGGAACTCTGTAAGCAAGTTCGGATTTAGGGCGATCCATACCATCTTGAATAGGCTTAAAGAAAAAAGGATAATTAATACTAATAGGTACAACTTTGTCTGTAAACATTTTTTTTGCATCTGCTCCTGTTTTTGATAGTATACCATATCTACTATCACTTGATATTGTAGCTAAATTAACTGTTTCGGCTGACGACATAAAAGAAAAGCCAGAACGACGATTTTTAAGGTAACACATACCATAACATCTTTTATCTGCTTTGCAAGCTTCCCAAAATATATAAAACAACCTATTAGCTTCTCTAAAATCTGGAGCACCTACATCTATTTTACTCCATTGTAAATACATGTAGTGTGTACCTGTTATATACGTTGGTTTATTATTATTCATAAACCAAAAACCTTCTTCTCTACGTTTAAACTCTTCGTCTATATACTCGTACCACTGATCTTTTTGTTCTTCTGGGTACGCTCTCCAATCAAATATATTTTTTAATTTACTTAACTGTTTTGGATATTCTAGTTTTTGCCACTTGTTTTTGTCATTGCTATGCACTCGCTTTGGCAACAACGGCAAAGCAATGTGCAAACCTTGCACTTCAAGTATTTCGCCAATTTTACCAGTTTTAGATATAACCACGACATCATGTTCTTTATTGTATCCATATTTCCATTTTTTTAATTTGTTAAGCCGACTGATAGTCGTGCGTTTAATAGGTTCTATTATTTTAACTAAACTTTGCTCGTACATTACTTAGATCTGCCTTCTGCGAATCCTCTAAAGACCTCTTTCTTTGTCTCTTCAGGTGCTTTGCCCTCAAGCAAGTTTTCTTCTTCTTGGATTCTGTTAAGTATTTCAAATGCGTCAAATATTGCTAATTTTTTAGTAGCTGCAGCATTTTTTAATCTATCAGCACTAACATCATCTTCAGTGTTAGTTATTATTTTTTCTCTTGCAACGTTTATTAATTCTTCAACTGCTCTGTGCCCAGCTTGGATTATAAGTTTTTTCGTTTCCTTGATATTCATATTTAATTGTAATAAAATTAGATAAAACTCTATATAGTCTTTCGCCATCAACTATAAATTCATATTCACTATTAGGTCTAAATCCTATTAAATCTCCAGTGTTTACAGTGCCATCAGAGTATTTAACAATACCCTGTAATGGTCTTTCAGATTTAATGTTAAACTTATCAATAGCTTTTAAAGGTTTTACAAAACAATAACCTTTTGGCGCTGTCCACTTGTTTTTTCTTTTGTATAAAAATATTTGATCGTTGTTTATTAGATAAGTATTTTCATCAAAATAAGCTTTGCTGTTTTTTTCAATACCTTTTACGTTATGCCAACGTCTAAAAACATTGTGATGTACTATAACTGTATCACCTGGTATTATATTTGTATTACCTATTATTGGTGTTGATATAACAACAGCTTCTCTATTAACATATTGGTGATTAAATATTTCAGTATTAAGTATTAGTTCTGAATCACCAATATTTTTTTTATTATTATATCTTTGGCCTTTAGGCTTAACAACAAAATTATAAACACTTTTCATTTAAGTAAATTTTATTTAACACGTGGTCTCTATAGTTTATAAGTATTTCTTCGTTTTTACTTATATCTTTAGTAGCAACCATAACAACATCATTGTTTTTTAAATAATAAAACATGCAGTTATTATCATCACTATGGTTTGTAAACCTTCCTAGTGTTGTTTTGTATTTATTATCAATACTACCAATACCTATAACTTCTCCTTTGTTTATGTTTTTTAAAGCAAAAACACCAACACCGTGTATATTTGATTTATCTTTATAATAAAAATCACTTTCAAACTCTATTGTTATTCCAGAGCGTGTTATAGTATTTAATTGTTGTTTGGTAATATTGAGATCTTTTAACATCTCAACAAAGCCATGCATTAGTATTCTAGATTATATTCTACAGATACAGCCATATTTTTGTTAAAGTCTTTCCAAGGTAGTACGTTTTTATTTTTTTTAATATAAATAGAATACTTATCTTTTTCTTCTAGTATATCACAAATAGTATGACCACCATAAACCTCTTGACCGACAGAATAATGCATCGCATCGTTCTTGTAATCTTTACCAACGCTTATTTTTCTAATTAACTTTGTCATCTTCTGAATAGTTTATAGTACCATCTTCAATATTGATATTATCAGTACCATATTCTTTTTTAAGATCTTTTTGAAGAGAAGTTAATATTTCTTGTTTATTAGCTAAATTGTGTAAAAAACTATGTTGAGTTGTTAGTAATCTACCAAGCTCCATATAAGTTTTATTTATTTCACTAACAGTTGTTTGTATTTCTTTTAAGTGTTTTTCACTTACTTGCGTAGGTTTTAAGTCTACGACTTTTTCTTTTTTTGCCATTTTATTTAATTTAAGTTAATTTAATTTAATTTTAGCTAATTCTTTCAAAACCAAAAATTACTCTTATTGGGTTTGCGTTTACTATTTCTTCGTTATTTTCTACTTGAGCACCTAAATTTGCATTTAATACTATTTCACTTGCACTCATTGATTTAACAGTACCCAAAGGAGTATCATCTGTGTTTGTGTAAATTGTGTCGCCTATTTGAAAACATTTTCTAGGATCAACACCATCAACAGCTATTGTATCTGTAGATGTAGTCGCCTGTGCGGTTGGTTTAACTCCAGTTGAAAAATCAATTGCTCCACCACAAAACGCTGCTACGTATATAGTATCAAAACCAACACTAACACCAGTGCTTTCACCTTGCAGTATAAGCGGAAGTGTACCGCCGTTTGCACCTCCATAGTTAGAAGTAAAATAATCTCCAAACTCTCCACCCACGGTAGCTGAAGACGTTCCTTCTACTTTTGCAAAACCAATAAGATGTTTAGGTAATTCAAAACATAATGTTTGAGGAGCGTTTTCTTCACCAAGAGTTGTTGGTGCTACACCACTAACTGATTTAGCAAACACAAACTCTATATCAGAATTTACCTGAACACCACCGTCTTGCCCCATAATATAACCTGATATACTAACTAATTTGCTAGTTCCTTTTGGAACTTGTATTGGTTGCCAGTCAAAAAGAATATCTCCAGATTGAAATGGCGCGTCTGTTGCTGATGGTGTTTGATCACCTATTACTTTTGATACATCTCCATCGATTATATCTGGTTCTATTCTTACTGTAAAATTACTTGTTGCCATATTTTTATTTTTTTACTTTTTCTAGTGATCTACCACCGAAGTAAGCACCAATCACTGTTATTAATACTAACTGTAATAAGTCAGTCCATTTGTCTTCTACTTTAAAATCTATAACACCAGCGTCAATAAATATTAATAACACTGTGCTAACTACTAAAAACACTAAAACCAAAGGTCTTATGTTTTTACTAAGCCATGAATCTGAGTTCATATCTAACTGCCATCTTGCTGTAACTTGCTTTTGCATTTCAGCTTCATAACCCATTATCATATCTTTTATTTGCTTTTCAGCTTCTAACTTTTCTTCTTTTGACGTATGCAAGTTATCTATAACTCCACCTACGTTTTTTACTAAATCAGCGGCACCGCCACTAAATAATTTATCTAACATATTTATTTTTTCTTTTCTTGTTCTTCCTTTACTTTTGTTTGCTCTTCCGTTAAAACAGTAGGTTTTCTAAGTTTTTCTCTATCTGCTTTGTGTTTAGCTTTATATCCAAAAGGATCAGGGTCGTTGGTTTGTAAATTAGCTCTTCTACCATCTACACCATGCTTGTGAGCCTTTTTATATTCTTCGTAGGTTACTTTTTTACCGTTTACTTTGTACCAATAATTTGGCACAGTAACTTGTAACACTGGTGAAGTAACACCCCCTATAGTTTTAAATAATCCCATATTATAAATCGTCTATTTGTCCTGTGTGTAGCTTACCATCACTAGTCATAAAATATTTTTTACCATTAGGATCAAAAACATAATGGCCTTTTTTACCACTTTTTGTAGTGTAAGCCTCTCCTTTTTTCCAGCCTTTGCTTTCGTCAAAAACTGGTTTTTTTGTTTGATTAAATGGTGTTCCTACACCTCCTTTTATTTCCATTATTCGTCGTCTCCTCCTTCAAATTCTGGTTCAAAATCTTCTTGACCTGTGCCAGATGGGTTAACAACTTGTACTTCATACTCATTAGTTTCAGTGTTTAACTGAACTTGATAATCGTTATCAGGAAGCAACTCTCCAATTTTAGCACCTGCATCTTTTACTATATTTGGTGGTAAAAATACTTTTGCATCTTTACCTATACCTTTTATTAGTTCATCTTCGTTTTCTACAATAACATAAAGCATACCTGTAGCTTCGTCTTTTTGTACCTTACCCATAGCACCACCTTCTAAGTCCATTGCATCAAACTGCCAAGCACTTTCTACCTTACCTCCTGTTTTTTCTTCTTTTGGTGGTTGTGGCGCAGCAGGGGCTTCTCCTCCACCCATCATACCCATCATGGCTTCCATACCACCCATATCGCCCATACCTTCTTCAGCTTGTTTAAGTGCTGATGGCGAAGTGTATAACATAGGGCCCATTTTGCTATTGTAGTATATACTTGGTTTATTTCTTGCTCTTCCTAAATTTAGTACTGATTTTTTTGGACCTTTTAATTTTAAAGGTCTATTCATTTTAAATGCCATATTATGCGTTTTTTATTTTATCACTTTTTGCGTATGCTCTTTTTTCATGCGGTAATCGTTTGTCTCCTT